TGGCTGGAGAACGACCTAATTGAGACCATTCACTGGGACGCTAAGGTCACCTACTACGCGAAGTGGGTCGACCGAAAGATTATCGCAGCCTCTTAGACACCTACCGACGACCCGCACATTAGGGTCGCATTATGAACGACTTACCCCGTTAGCAGCCCGCACAAAATACCGGGTGGGTTAGGCGGAGGTTAGGGTTAGGGATACCTTTTGGTACCCCCCTACCCACATTTGTGTAGACTGCCGTTAGAATTGTCTGCTTATTTTAAAATAAACTTCCAACACTATCAACTCTCAATCCAGACAATGGCTGCCGCTATGGCAGCTCCCGCGCGTCAGCCGGCAGCCACAACCATCCAAGGCCGCCACATGTGCTTCACCATCAACAACCCCACCGGGGAGGAGCCAGAGCAGTTCAAGAAGTTTTACGAGGACGAGGCAATGAAATGCCGCTACATGTGCTGGACTCACGAGAACACTGGGCCCGGCGAGGGCACCCCCCACTACCAGGGCTACGTCGAGGTGGTCGACAACCACCGCATCTCGTGGTACAAGAAGAACGTCGACCCCCGCGCGCACTTCGAGAAGCGCATGGGCCCCCGAGTCCTGGCCCGGGACTACTGTGACCCGGACTCTGACTCGTACAACAAGGACAACCGCAAGGGGCGCTCCACCAAGAAGCCCTTTATGACCCTCGGCGAGTGGCACGAGGACGAGCCTGGCGCGCGCTCAGACATCCTCGAGATCAAGCGCCTCGTCGACGCAGGGGCCACGCAGCTCGAATGCTGCGAGGCCCAGTTCGGCACCATGTCCCGCTGCTACAAGTACACGCAGCAGTACCGCCAGCTCAAGCGCCAGTCCGAGGTCCGCGAGCCCCCCATGATCATCTGGCTCTGGGGCCCCACCGGCTGCGGCAAGACCCGCACCGCGGTCAACATGGCGAACGGCTCGTCCATGTGGTTCAAGGACCCGAACTCCAAGTGGTTCGACGGCCTGGACGGCCACGACTACGTCATCATGGACGACTTCCGCGCCGGCATCCTCTCGTTCGCGTACATCCTCCGCCTCACGGACCGCTACCCGATTCACGTCGAGCAGAAGGGCGCCTCGGTTATCTTCAACCCGAAGGTCATCATCTTCACGTGCCCGGAGAGCCCCCAGGACTGCTTCGACGGGCACGCCATCGGCGAGGACATCGATCAGCTCCTCCGCCGCATCACCCTCATCAAGAAGCTCCACCCGGTCGCCTCCACGATGGACATCCACCGCCGGGCGCGCAACCGCGCCCGCGCGCGCGCTCTGCTCCTCGTCAACGCGGCGATCGACGAGACGGACGAGCCTCCCGCCGCGGCCGCGGCGGCGGCGGCCGCCCCGCCGGCCGCCCCCCCCACGCAGATCGTCCGCCCCGCGAGCCCCATGGATATCCTGGAGCTCCCGGAGCCTCCCCCTCTCGTTCGCCACGGCAACATGGCCGCCGGCTTCAACATGCTCGCCCCCCCGGCCTCCCCCCAGGGAGTCGACTGGCTCGGCGGCGACTACGAAAGCGACGATGATTTCTTCCCCGGTTTCTGATCGCACAAATCACCTTGGTGACGGGATGCGTAGCATAGTATTACCCGTCACCTCTGTAACAGTAACACCGATTTCGCAAAACTTTGTTACACTGTTACACCTGCACAACTATGGGCAGTAGCAAGTGGTCACGCTCCTACAAGAAGCGTGCACGCAAGGGTCGCGGACGCCGCAGCGGCGGCCGCGGGCGCTCTCGGACCTCTAGTAAACGTGCCCGCCGAGGCAAATCTCGCGGTCGCGTACTTTCCCGTTTCAAGGGTCCCCTCTCTGTTATCAAGAGCAAGCCTCTCACTCGCCACGTGTATTGCACGAAGGGCGAGACTCAACTTACCGGCATCACCGGAACCAAGAAGTGCATCGCCATCAACTGCAATGGGATGTATGACCCGGAAGACTCTATTCTCGTGGTTGGTCACCAGCCTTTCCTCTTTGACGAGATGTGTGGCACACATGACAAGTACATGGTCATCCGCTCAAAGGTCACCTTCCGATTCTGGATCGACGGACCAGCCGGCGCCGATCCAGACCCTTGTGATGTGTCCCTGCGGGTCCACGATGTTGACGAATGTTCAGGAGACTCATACGGACAGCGCGAAGTCGTCGGAACCAAGAACACCACCGTCATCAAACCGATCACCATGCACACGCTATCCGCGACCTTTTCCAACAAGCGCCACATGGACTACTCCACTATCTCCGCGGATCGCTACGGCACCGCCGGAAGCAACCCCAACGTCTCTCGCTGGTTTGTCCTTACCTTCACCGACCGGGAGGGCTTCAACAGCTGGCTGGAGAACGACCTAATTGAGACCATTCACTGGGACGCTAAGGTCACCTACTACGCGAAGTGGGTCGACCGAAAGATTATCGCA